CAGAATGTAGCAACTGACATTCCTGGGTCGCAGTCGAGTGTAAATAGATGGTGGTAAACGGCGCGGTTGTTGATGAAGTCCCCCCGAAAGATTTGCACCTTGCTGCTACCTGACCACTTGCAGGTCCACAAATCTTTGCCGTTGCCCAATACGTCAAGTGCTACTTCGTGGCTGTCTATAAAATTCATATCAAACTCGCTTTCTGGTTAGATTTATCCAATTTCGGATTCTGTGTATTGCAGAAGGTCGGTCATCTTATTGGCCTTGTTCTTGTGAACGCGCCAAGAATTGCCAAGTCGTTCGCCTCGCTCGATGATGTCGTGGCCATTGGCCCAACACACCGCCCGATAGTTCACGCCGACCCAACCGTTCTCTGGATTGCGGCGGGTGCGGTGGCGCAGCCCGTCCATGAGCAATACGTACGAAGCGTCTCGGTCATCCCACTCCGATATGCGCAGCATACTGTTGCCAAATGAGTACCGAACTTCCCATCCACCGACATCCTTGACCATCTTGAATTTATTGACATGTGGAACGAAATCCGTCATTCCGCACATCCGCGCGAAAGCAAGTTCTGCGCCCGCGCAGACCGCGTGCTGCCACATCTCCCACACTTCGCCCTCGTAATAGTTACGGTTGCGCTCTGGCTGAGCAAACATCGGCTTTTGTCGTTCATAACCAATACGCGCAACCAGCGCCTCTTCCTGCGGAGTAAGTGCGTATTCGAAAACGTTGGGTATCAGTATGGTCATAAAACTTAAACATGCCCCCATTTCTCGTTAGATTTATCTACAGGCTAGTACATCAGCGTAATCTTGAGTCGCATTTAAGGCAAAACTCTGCCCATGGATACCAGCGACGCTGGTCAATTGGGTGCTGGCAATCCAGCAATTCTATGGCTCGCTTATTGAGACATTCTCTGATGAACTGCGAAAGCGGAACACGTTCTTGTGCCGCCGCTCGCTTCCAGCGCTCCCGTTCTGGTTCGGTGGTGCGAATCAACACCTGCTTGTCGGCAGGACCGTCGTCTTCTTTATTGATTGTCGATACTGTCGGCTTCAGCGTCTCCGCCACTTTGTCTATCGCCGCTTTCAAGTTGTCTTGATTCTCCTGATTCACTGTCAACCACCTCTGCATCGATAATAGGCGGCTGCCCGAGCATCTGGGCGACAGTATCTTTTGGCAAGACGCCAGAAATCGCCATCAATTCCAACAACTTCTTAGCCTCACTTTCTGGGTCAAAGGCATTGATTTGCTTCGGCATGCCTTCTTGACCAGCCAGGGTCGCGCGAATCGGCGCCTGCTGGGTGCTTTGAGCGACATCGGCAGAGACGTTGATGTTGGTCTGCTCCATACCGAGCAACTTTGACCGTCTATCCATGATTGCCAATACTTGCTGCACCGCCTTCATATCTGGCTCGACAGACACCTCGGTGCCGTCATCGAGCGTCACTTTACGATGCTGCGTTAGCGGCCACAGTGCGGCCTGCATCGCGTCAAGACGCTCCAACTCCATGCGCAACACTTCTGGGTAAACAAGTGAACTTTCTTTGTTGAGTTTTTCCAGTTGTCGGGAAATAGCCAAAGAAACAACTTTTGATGACACGCCCATTCGCTTAGCAATTTCCGATATTGCCACACCTGCCTGGCGCATCTTGAAAATACGCGAATCCCTTTCGGCAAGAAATTCTTTTGTCATTGGGGTGTTGCTCATGTTGGCGCCTTAACCGAGGCTGGCCACTCGACCACCTCAAATGGGAATCGTTTCCCCCTCTTAATTCTAGTTGGCCACTGGCGCTCGTCACGTGCACCTCTGAAATGACGAACGTCGTAGTGGTGTGCCATGCCCGTTGTATCTGGCTGTAGGGCGACGCCGAATTCTGGCCAGCGAGACCACACCGCAGAACCGAATGGGCGCAATTCTCGCGTGGTCATAGATGTACCCAGCGGCGCATGGTGTTCCAGCCACATTGCGCACTGGTAAATGTCACGAATGGTGTCAAGATAACGAGCAACTTCTATTGCCACGGCTTCGCTGGTTCTGCCGCCTGGGTCAATAAATGATTTATACAAAGGCCCCATCACCAGCAGTGCGGGCTTAGTCTTTTCCAGCATTTCCTCCAGAACGGCCCTGTCTTCTGCGCGCAATAGGTCAAGACCTTGCGGCTTAATGAGCAAATGGGCCTGTGGTTTGGGGTTGCGAGATACAGATTTTGCGGCGGCGTAAATAGAGCGAGACGTTCGCCTGATAATTCGTTCTGGATTCTCCAGGTCAACAGAAAGTGTTGTCTGTGGCTTGATTGGTTGATACGTAAAGGGATGAATTCCAAAACCAACACATATTGCAACCTGTCTAGCCAGCATCGTTTTGCCGACGCCTTCGGCGGCAACCACAATGCAACGCTCGCTTCGTTCAATCAAACCAGGGATTACCCAATCGTATGAATCGTCATCTGATTCGCTTACAAATTCGGACCATTCAACAAGTCTTCCAGTATCAACTATTTTTGTGCTTGAGGTTCGAGAAATAATGAGTTGGGCGCGAGATAACTTCTGGCTCTCGGACATGTCGTCGCGTTCAAGCAGGTCGAAAATCTCGTTGATTGCCTTCCCCTCATGTGTTTGCGGAGCCACTTCTTGTGCGAGTGGCTCGTCTGAGATTTCGGACAACACAACTGCTTCAAGTTCATCAAACGTTCCACCAGAAGCGACGTGTTCACTTATGTCTTTGCCCTTGCCGCATTTCCATACCTGAACGTCACACCCAGCGTCAGTTAATTCTTCGTAGACACCTTTGGCGTGTTTGAGTCCTGCGTCGTCGTTGTCGGCGACGATTTCCACAACAGCACCAGCGAGGGCTTCTGTATGGATGGGCAACCACGTACCCGCCCCATTGGGCATAGTCGTTGCACAAATACCCATTTTGATGAGAGTGTCGGCATCTTTTTCTCCTTCGACTACCCATATTGGTTCGCCGTTTGTTTTTGCTTTTAGAACCGCAGGCAAGTTGTAAAGAACACGAGGCGTATCACCCAACTTGTATTCCCATCCGCCCCTGCCGTCTGGCTTGCGTTGGCGAAATTCTTTTTTGCCGTTTGCGGAATCCACATAACGCAACTTTTCGAAAAGCAATGTACCTGTTTCGTCCAAGTACGGATACTTGGCGACCAAATCAAGTTTTTTAGGTTGCTTGGGTGGGTACAGGTCCGACATCGTGATTCCCATCGCGGCGCAGGCTTGCTTGGTGTCGCATCGGCCAGCGTGACAGTAAACGACGACTTTACCACTCTCGCCCTCTGATACGGAGAATGACGGATTATCGTCATCGGAACGACATGGGCACTTCGCCTGAAATCCCCCACTTACACGCACCACACCGCTTAGGCGGTCGAGAACGTTTTGTAGTTGGGGCGAAATGCTAGGCACGTCGCGCTAAGCGTTTCTCAACTATGTCTGAGTGTTTAATGAAAAAGGGAACTCCTATCATGGCGCTGCTACGCCACGCATTGGAAATCTGGCGACTCTTCTTCGAAATCAATACGTCGCGTTCGCATTTAATGCCAAGACGTAGTCGCAGGTATTCTCGTTCACCTTCGGTGGTTCCGCCCCAAATACCGTGTGGTTCTGCTTGAAGCGCGTAATCAAGGCATTTTTCCTGCTCAATACAATTTCGACATACATCAATAACTCGCTCAACTTTTTCCATGTGCAACTTGCGCCGAGACGCCGAAAGACTGTTGGACGGGCTCACTGGAAAAAAGTCATCAATCGGCATTTTCCTGCAAGCAGCGTTTTTGAAATCTGGATATTCGGCGATGATTACTTTGTTTTGGTCGATTGCTTCGCGGTGTCGCTTTGCGGGTTGATAAACATCAAGTTTGTTCTGTTTTAGGAAGCGCCGAACTCGGTCCTTTCCTACGTGAAGCATTGCGGCAATGGTGTCGGTTGATTTTCCCTCAAGCCGTAATTGCTTGATTGCCGTCGCCTCCTGTTCACTAAAGCACTTGCGATTTTGCCCAGCCTTGCGCTCTACCATGATGACCCCCGTCACTCGTTAGCCGATAAGTTTATGTACGTCGCCTTCCGAAAGGAACACCACGGCGCCAGAAATTTTCTGTTCACCGAATTTATCCACAACGGACACTTCGACTTGTTCCAAACTTACACCAAGGGTGTATGAGAGTTTGGCTTTTACTCTGGCGATTTCAACTTCGGTATGTTGAAGGTCAAGTTCAACAGTTTTTGCTGGTGCCTGCAATGAACGTATTTCCAATTCCTTGGCTTGTGAACGCAAACACCAAGCACACGCAAGAGTAGGCGACGTGGCCGCGCGTGGTCTTCTTTCGGTATGACCACATTCCAGTTTGTGTTCGTACACCACGTTACCCCACGCACCAACTCGATTGATGCTTACCACCTTGCGGCGTGGTGCTTGACGGTGCTCCGTTGTCATAAGGACATAATAATCTGGTCGGGATAGCAGGATTTGAACCTGCGGCCTTCTGGTCCCAAACCAGACGCGCTACCAAACTGCGCTATATCCCGAAAAGTTTGTCGGGCGAAACCCTTTCAACTGGTTCCCAGCCGTCTTTTGTGTATTCCTCGGCCAGGGTTTTGTATAAACCACCCTGATACATGAGTTTTCCAGGCTTTCCAGTCAATTCACACACCTCTTGGGACATCAACTCGTATTTTTCGGCAATTTTCCACATTTCCACTTCTTTGATATCGCCACTCCTGGTGCCAAAGTAGTAACGAAGAGACCCAAACTTCTCTTTTATTTGAAAAATCTCGTAATTTGGGTCCATTGTCATCAATTCGACATGGCACAGTGCCACGAGATGATGCCAGCCTGGGCCACAGTCAATTGTTTTGGCGTAGTGAATGTTGATTTTGGCTTTTACTTCTTCCAAAACCGTCGCAATATCAAGAAATTCTGTTTTTTCGTTACCGTCCGACATAAACTGGGACCAAGTCTAGTTCATTGAAAAAATCAATTTGCTCTTGCGCGTGGTTTTTGGCGGCGCTACAGCACATGGCGTACGACATGAACAACTGTGGGGGCAGTTCATAGGGCTTGGTGGCGGGTTCGTTTTGGTTTACAAACAGACACGGCTCTGCATCCATCATTAATTTGATGAGCAAAGCGGGCTGAATGTTTGTTGTTTTTTGTTCCCGTTCGTATTCCTCGATGTCGTGGGTGTCTCTACTGGTCATCAGAAGTTGTTCCCGATGCACGACGACATGAGGGCGCCCATGAACACGAAATAAAGCAAGATTCCGCCAGCAAGCAAATACTTGCCGAACGCCCTGTACTTCTTGACATATTTGAATTCATTGTTCATTGGCATAACCCAACTACCCCACCTTTCATCATTCGTCATTTGTGCCCTCCCTACATTCACACTCCCATCCTAATGCGCCGTATCCGACTGCATCTTTCCAATGGTCTTTTTCGTCTGGCGTCCAAGTGAGCCGTGCCAGTTTTAGCAACATCATCATTGCCGCCACATCGTGGGGCAGAAGTTCCAGTGCGCCACGGCGCGCCATGATGCGCGTTAGGTAGGTCTGCCAGAACTCAGCAGTTGTAGTAAAGTCTTCTAGCGGGTCGCCGTAATCAGCGTTGCGCTTACCGTTGATGATTGATTCTGTCTCAGCGAGGATTTGTCCTCGTATGTTTTGTTTCGGCACGCGGCGATACTAGCCGCACCGAGTACTACGGTTTCTTTTTGCAGCGATGTGCATATTTTTCACCCCACGCACAGGGGTCCCATGGGTTCCAACCATCAGCCTGATACAGCAGGTAGCCGACTTTCAGGTTGGTGAGCGGGTCAAGCAATGGCTCTTGGGTGCAAATGTTGAGTTGGCGACAGGCAATTGCCCATTTGTTCCGCTTGGGGTTGTAGTTGACCCCATTGATTTGGAGAAGGCCACTATCCGACCTATGGTTCCATTCTGTTACATGAGTGATGTTGCAGTTCTTGTCAACGGCATCGCCCCCACGACGATTTGGACACCCACCAGACTCTCGCAGGATGATTTCGGCAAGTTTCTCGTGCGTATCTTTGGGCCAGCCAGCCTTGGTGGCTAGTTCTGGCAACCATGACACGTCGCCCCATTTAAAGGTGGGCGGGGAAGCCAGTAATTGCTGGTGTCGCGCCTGCTCAACTTTGTGGACAGTTGGTGGGGTGGGGGCCTGTGGCTCCGCTACCTCTACCTTGATTGCTTCTGGGGCCTTGGCTTGCGCGGGTATGTTCATACCCAAGGCAAGGAGGGTAAAAGATAACCCCCAACCGATTAAACCGTTCAACGTGTCTCTCCTGTGTTTGGGAATA